ATAATATGGCACAGCACTAGTTACAGTATCACCGGGATTATATGGACTGACCGTGAGACTAAGTGCTGAAAAATCGCCTGTGCTGGTTGTTGAATAATAAAATCCTACTCTATTAACAGGATAATTGTTGGGATCCACTGTAGTTGATACTATAAACTGAACATTACCAGGATCATTAATTATTGTGGGTTTGCTGGGTGCTGCCAGTGCTGTACTGCTTCCAAATATAGGAATATTGGTTATAACCGGTTGTTTAAAATCAGTTAGATCAGAATCCGCATATACCGTAGCATCATATTGTAGAGCAGTGATTCCGGCCATAATCATACCATCATCACTTTCTACTTCTTGAACTTTTGTTACTCTAAACAGTTCGTCGGTGAATCCATATATGTCATTGGTTAATTTAACAACATCACCGGCACGCACACTTAACGCACTGTAATCCGCTGTAAAATTCACAATAAGATCAACACGACTTTGACGCAGTTCTATTTGTCCAATACGACCAGCGTGCAACGCATTATTACACATATCTATATTCAGTCGCATTTGATTATCTGGTTCTAAATTATTACGCAGTGCTATACTGGTTGCGCTGGTATAATAACTGGTTTGATCACGATTATTACGATCAGCAAATCCTACTTCTACGCTGTTATATAAATCTTCTAAGTTAGTAGCGGTGATATTAATATCACCTATAATATTGTTGTCTGTAAATTGAAATGCTGTGGCCAATATTCCGCTATCTACTGTATAGTTAGGAATAGTTGTCCATTTTCCCAACTGATAATCATATGTGGTCCAACTGCTGCTGGCAATATCTATTTTATCTAGATTATTTTTAACACTTTCGCCAGTATTGAATATACCATTGATTTGATATCGCACCTGATTACTGGCTGTGGTGGTGCTGCTAGTAGGTAGAGGCCAAGGTGTAATTTGATTAGACGGTATGGTATTACTTAAACTGACCAATTGAGCAGCACTGCTAGTACTGATCTCATTGATATCAATACCGGCTCCATATCTGGTATTTTGTAGATAATCCAACCAAACATCACCGGGATTGTTTAGACTATTAGTTATTTCGAATGTTATACCGGGCAAACCTGTTACACCATTTTCAGCACTGTAATCTAATTGTACCACAGCAAATACCAAATCACTCATTTTATAATCACTGGTGGCATCAGGAATAATATTATAAGCATTGACTGGTGTAGCAGGTCCAAATATTTGATGTGCTGCACCTGATCCACCGGCCCATACCCATACTCTAACCAATCCATTTAATTTTGTGCTGGTTTCCGCATTGGCAGTGCTGCTGGCCACAGTGTATCCATCGGCTCTAAATGTCAATAACTGATCATTCCAATATATTCTTCCAACACTCCAATTGCCACCTGCAACATAATCACTGAGTACCAACACATATGTCATAGTTTTATTACTATTACTGATCTGTGCATCTGTTAGTATGCCCAGTTGATGTGCTGTTCCATATACGACAGGAATCTTGCTGTCGGTTGCCGGGGGTAATTGAACACGAGTTCCTTGACTGGCATTTGCTCCACGCTGGTCTCTGGGATTACCATTAATCAATCTTGATGTTACCGCAGCCAATCCAATATTAACAGCAGTGGCCACAAATACTCCACCGGCTGTTAATGCTGTAGCACCCACAAAAAAACCGGTCATTGTTGCGGCGGCTGCTCCGGCTTCTGCTGCTCCAATTAATGCTATTGCTGCTTGAACACCCATATTATTCGTCCTTTAATACTTTGCCAACCATAATATCTTCATCAGCATAACCCATTCTGTGTAGTATAGGCCTAAAATCGCTATGACATTTGATATGCCATATAACTTTGCTAACATCCAACTCACGCAACGCATCTTCACTGCGTTTAATTAAATTAATCCCCATACGCCCGCGTCTATATGGTCGGCTTAAAAACAACACATCATTCTTGGCCATTATGTTGTTTTTATAATGTATATTTCGATATAAAAAAAATACACTATATCCTACCAATCTACTTCCAAAATATGCTGCCATAACAAACAATTCACCACGATCCAAATGTGCTTGATACTGATCCCAATCTGGTGCCAGTTTCATAACATTTTTGTTTAGAGTAAGTTCTTCATAATGCTGTTGTAATAACTCTTCTATCGGTTCTTGTATTTCTGCTACTGACCTAATAATCTTAAATTCTATCATCTTTTAATCTCACTATTAACCCGGACTCCAAAATGGATCTTGATAAATGTCGGACCCACCTCCGCCACCTGGATCATTCGGTGTCGGACTCACAGGAGGAACATATGGCTTGCCAAAATCGAATGCTTTACCACTGATAACTTTAACGCGGTCCATACTGCTGTCATTACCATATCTACGACGCTGATCATTGTCGTTTGTTCTACGACCACTAACACGCTTTTCGATAATAGCATTAATATTGCTACATTGCAGACTAACCGAGGTTGTTCCTATCAGTGTTGAACTGTCTATACTGTCTGCCAAACTGAAATTGCTGACATATCCTTTAAATCGCAAATATACCTGACGTGGTAATACCGCATATGTATTCGCATCAAAAAATACACGCCGGATTGCTATTTGACTGCCTTTGATTTTGCTGTTTAATATCACACCTAGCCAATTGGGTTCTGTCTCACCACCTTGACTGGGGATGCCACTTAGCGATACGGTAATATTATTATTGGTAGCACGAATATCATTCTGTATATCGGTAATACTTAAAAAATGTCCAACAGCACTATAGGTATTACCATTATACACAATAGGACTATAAGTATTGGCAATATAAAAATTATTACTATTGACCGTTAAATCAATCAACATTCCGTGAGTGATTGCGGTGCCGGTGGTTGCAGCAGCAATACTCATATTATATTACCTTTTCCATTAATTTGAAATCGCCTGACCATTGAAATCTATCTCTCATAGTCATTTGTACGGCGGGCATAGCAGCAATCACCATTCGCCAAGTGCAGCTATTTCCTGTTAATATTCCAGTTCCGGTCAGTGTTAATCCTTCGCTGGTAATCAACGGTCTATGTAAATTTAATGCCACTGTTGTGCCACTACCACGCTGAACACTATTGACCACAGTATAAGGATAACGGCTATACAACGGTTGAACATAATCACCTGCTCGAAACATATAAGTTGTTGAACTCACACTAGGCAATACATCCAGCGTGATGGTTTGAGTACTGGTCGCAGTTATTCGCAATCCACTTAACTGACTGGCATTTAGCTCACCTTGATAAGCAGTAATGTATGATAAGTTGATATTATTTGCCAAATTGATTTGTGTTTCACGGGATCTATCAATATAGGTAATACCTTCTATTAAATCTCTATTAGCACTATATACCCACGCCGGTTTCGGGGTAATTGTCATCATCCAAGGTTGTGCCGATGTTCTTTCTGCTGTGCGCAATCGCTGACTGCGACTAACACTTTGTCCAATAACACGCCGGCGATCTAATTCTATTTTATTAGCACTGTCTATTATGGTTTGTAATGCACTCACGCTGCTAACCTCCTTGATGGCTGACTACGGCGACCCTGTTCTGTTACCGCATATATAAAACTAGGATCCCTAGCAATTAAACTTCTAAAACTGCTAGCATCCACGGCACTAATACTGTAATTCACTACGGTGCTGCCCATACCCATACCGGAATTCATTGCGCTGTTTGACACAATATTACCAGCACTTTGCGGAATAAACAATTCTGGTCCCTTTTCACCAACTACAATCGGACTATTAGGTCCAACTGCTCCACCTGATGCGAATCCTGGGGCAAATGCTATGCTATTACTGCTAAGTCCGCCTATTCCTAAAAATGCTTTACCAGCACTAAACAATCCGCCGAGTAATCCTGAACTGCCCACAACAGCCTGCTGAACTTGTATTCTAACAAATTGTTCGATAATGCTATTAGCAAAATCACCAAAACTTAACTTTCCGTTTCTAACTGTTTTTACAATAGCATCTTCGAGCCCTTTAGTAAATGTGCTAAAATAACTTGCTGCTCGTTGGCTAGCATTTTGAGCATTATCACTATAATTTTTAAATGCTTCGCTCCACCCTTGATCGAAAGTTCTGCTTCTTAATAACATTGAAACTTGATCATTAGCAAGATCTTGCTGACCTTTCATAATTTCTTTTAATCCATCTGCTAGTTGTTGCGCACGCTCTGGCGATATATCTTCCTCACTAAATCCTGCGGCAAATGCATTCCCGGCTGTTATTCCGGCTTTTCTTGCGTTTTCATTAATCGTGGCTATTTGTCTGTCTAATGGACTCATCCCTTTTAAACTTTCTTGAAAATTAATATCAATTTTAGATAAGTTAATTCCACGCAACGCATCCCCTAATGATTGAGCAGATTTAACCTGTTGATCATAATAATCAGTTGCCAGTTTTATTTGATTTTTTCTATCTGCTTCAATTAATCTAGCACCTTGTAATCTTTCAACAAATCCTTGAGCAGCGTCGGCACTTCGTCCGGTATCGTCTCTAACGCCTTGTATAGTTTTTTGTAATTCTTTTATTTTAGCATCGGCGTTGGGATCTAGTCCTAATGATTTGTTTAATTCAATTTTATCTATTTCGGCCTGCAATGACCTTAATGATTGTGCTTGATTTTTTATAATTCCATCTCTGACTCTTTCTATTTCAATTTGATCTGCAGATAATCCTATTAGTCTAGTTTCGGAACCAATATTTTGAGATATTAATCTATTAGTTTCTTCATAATTGTCTAATGTTTGTTTTTGTCCAAGATTAAACTGTGCTACTGCTCTATTCTGTTGTTGATTATAGTCCGCAATTTTATCTGTTTTTTCTTGGTTAATTTTATTTTCGAATGCCGCTAATTCTCTTGCTGTACTGACACGATCTTTATTTTCTCTTTGATTTAACTGTGCTGCAAACTCGGATATCTTTTTTTGTGCTTCTATTTCAATAGCCAACTTTTCATCGCCGGCTCTTTTTGCTGCGGCAATTTGTTTGTCGTATCCGGTTTGAGTTCCTAATAGTGTAGCATTAAAATCTGTTGCCTTTATAGCAGCAGCATCTAAATTCTCAGTTAATTTTAATGCTCCGGCTCCGGCTTTTTCTAATGGAAAATATATTTGTTCCATTGCCTTTTCTAAATCTTTTGTGCTTAGGCCGGCAGCTAACAAATATTGTCTAATTTCATTTAAAACTTTAACATTTTTTTCTGGAGCATTTTGATCCAGTTGTTTTATTTTATCACCTAGTTGTACAACTTGATCAGCCGTTAATCCCAATTTAAAATTCTTAAATATCTCCCAAGGAGTTGCGGCACCAATATTTCCAAATACTTCTAATATTTTTGTGCCTTCGGTTCTGGTTTTTACTATTTCACTATTGAGATATCCATATTTGTCTTTTGCTTCACCAATGGCCGCAGATAATTCCATACCTGCTTTTATTTTTGCGCCTTCTTGTTGTAAATCGAAAAACTTTTTAGCCTCAGCTGCTGTATCACCAAACCGATATTTTAACAAATCCATACTGGCTGAATTGGATTTTACAGCGTCTTCGTAATTCTTAGTAGATGTGGCAAGATCTTTTGTAATCTCATCTAAATTGCGCATATCCACGCCGGCGGCTTTTAGGCCTGCTTGCAGCAACGGAATAGCAATTGCAGCCACCGCACCAATCACCGCACCCATCACACCAAATCCGCCTAACAACTGCGGAATCTGTTGCCCCATTGCCACAAACGCATTGGTTCCACCGGCAATTTGCACTGCCATATCCTGAACCTGAAACGCCACATTGCGAGCATTACCACCTAATCCTGTGGCAGCTTGACTAGTACCATTCATACTGGCTTGCAGTTGATCTAACGCATTATTGGTTTGAGTAATTTGTGCCGTTCCTGACACATTTATAGCCATCGTGTATTGATCAATTAAGTTTGCCATAATACTATCCTAATGTTTTTTTAATATAATCTCTAATAGCAGCAATAGTAGGTTTAGTCATACCATCACGATTTTGACTACTATATCCATCATCTAATCGTTTTGCATACGGATATTCCGCACGAATTTCATTCTTGCCTTTTACAGTGTGGCGTCGAGCATTACCAGTTTGTTTCGGTGTTTTCGCCACAAACACCGGATATCCTACATCAAGCAGTTTTTCACTGGTAATGTTCTTAGCAACCAACTCTAATCTAACACTGCCTTTTAGTGCCATATTATTTCCTAACACTATCCATAATAGCTTGTAGATCATCAGGATCATACAAATCATTATCTTCGGGATTGAGTTTATGCTTTTCCCAAGTCGCATAGACATCTACTACCATTAAATCGAATGTTGTAGCATACCTTAATACGGTGCTAGGCAATTGATTATACATTTTAGCAAGATGTCCAATAGTGATTAAACAGGCGGATTCCCAGTCTCGCTCATCAACGACTTGGTTCTTGACTTTCCCAAATGTTCGCTGATTTTACTCAGTGCTCCAATTGCCAGTGTGGCCGGTAATGCTTCATCTTCGCCCATAACAGGTTGTCCTTCGGCATTCAGTACCAACTTTCTCAATACCGAATTCAATCCACCGGGGTTATCTGTTTGACTGCGATAAAAATCGAAATATGTGCTAACATCCACATAATCTTTCATATAAAATATCACCGTGTCGCCAAACTCGGCAACAACATCGGGATTGTCTAATTCGATACTAATTAATTCTGGTTTGCGAGCGAACTCTTTAATGTCTTTCATCTTGTTTCCTTTTGATCTTTAATAATGTGTAATGTGGCCATAGCGAATCGCAATCTCGCAGAGATCTTGTCGGCATCTCCTTGTAGGCATCGTAATTCATTTAGGCTTTTAGCGATTTCTGCTTCTATTGACAGCAGCAATTCATCTTGACTATATTCTTCTAACCTCATCTTTATTCCTTTTAATCTGTTGTATATTTATTGTATCCATAAAAAAGGGCTCACAAAGAGCCCTTTCCATCATACTATACTAAACAATCTATCTATTAAACTACACTACTAGTTAAATCACCATCTACAGCAATAGTAAAAGGTGTCACCCAGACTGGTGCTGTTGGTTGGACCGTGGGGGCTAATGCTGTCATATAACCTTGACCACTGAGATATCTTGCTCCTGTGCCGGTTCCATTAAAATATACTCTAAAATACATTAATGTTGCCGCATTG